CCACGGCTCATATATGTGTGGTCAACTACCCGATAGTCAATTTCATTTTCATTAACTAGAATTGGTTTAAAAGTACCTTTATTATTAGATATTGCCATACATATTATTCGTTTAATATCATCCACATAAATTGTTTCTCAAGCCAATCAAAAAAGTCAGATGCATATTTTTCGGCAGTGAACACTACACCAATAATCTCGTATTGTTCTTCCAAATAAAAACTATAAGTTTTTTCTGTATCTCGTTCATATACGTATGAGTCTATCCATAATATATCTGAATTATCAGCATATAATTTTAATAAGATTCCTGCTTCATCACATTTTATTGTATCAAAAACAATATCCATTAATCTGTTATTTTTAATTGAAAATACTTGTTGAGGCCAATGTGGCCAACTGACACACCAATAGTTATCTTCTATAGAATGTTTTACAAATGGTGAACTCATGTAAATTTCAATATAAACATTATATATAACTTTTCATCTATTATTTCATACTTGTCTGTGATATTGCCATTTAATAAAGATAGTTTAAGTCCATAAGTCTTTTCTAACCATTCTTCAAAATCCCATGCATCAAATTGTCCATTTAGGTCATTTAATGATTGCATATATTCTTTACGTGCAAGTTTTAGTGCTTGCCAATAATCCATACGATTTTTACGGAATTCAATTTCCGGATCATCATCGTCATAATCTTGAAAGTCTTTGGGAATTACGCTCATTTATAAGTAAGTTAAACTAAACCATGTTGCTAATTCTTCTTTATAAAATCTAAACAACGTATATCTATTATACAGCATTCCATAATTACCTACATCATATTCGGGTTTATGATATTCCCAATCAAAGTCTATACCCATAACATATCCTTTTTGTCTTAGTTCTGTAACTACTTCCATAGCCTGCCAGGGCATCCAATCGTCAGCTTTAATTTCTTTCATTGCGGAAATAATATAGTGAACCAAGTAGAAAGTTTATCATCTTCAAAAGTTAATGTCCAATATTGATTTACCATACCTGGTTCCCAAACAGTCTTGGCTACCCATCCCTGTCCACCTATACTGTTATGAATATAGTGTAGCCTAGGACCTACATTCTTAATAAGCCATTGTTCTTCTAGTGGTGCTAATCTATTTTTAAGTTTTATGGTAATCATTTATCCCCATCTCAACATAAACCAACTATAATCTTTTTCAAATCTAAATTTTACATGTATAGAATCTTCTTGTAAAATCCAACGTGCATGTCTCTCACATTTATCAATATTATCATATAACCACTGAAGCATTTCCTGATATTTTTCTTCAAATTTAGTTGCAGAATGATATCCATCAAAATTAGCGTTATTAATTACAACTTCATGCCATCCATGATTTGTTCCTTCCCAACCCTTAGCCCAATTATAATTTTGATATCTCATTGCCAGCGTAATAGAAACATGGTCAAGTCTTCATCATTGCATAGCATAACTTCACTATGTTCAATATTATCTATCCAACGATTGTTATTAGTTTCTTCAATATATCCTGACTTACCGTATGTATCATTACACCATTGTTTTATTTCATTACTGTCAATTTCTCCGTGGCCCTTCCAAGATATAGTGTGAATGTTTTTTTCACTACCATAATATTTTTCTGTTCTAAAAATAAAACTACTCATTCCCACCTCAACATGAACCATTCACAATCTTGTTGATCCTTAAATAAAAACTTACTATTATTAGCATACCAGCGTTGATTGGGTGTCCATACACCCGGGCCTTTTTCGTATGAACATGTACCGAATGTATCAGTTATCCATTTCATCATTTCTTGCCACTCACCGCCAGAAACTATAGGTGATACTTGATGGTACTCTATATCATATAAATGTCCTATGCCATCATACTTTACTTGACGAATTGATGACCACCCGCCGTTTGCTCCATATAATCTATTAGTCATTTGTCTTTTCTTTATCATATTATTAGATCCATCTCCACAAGAACCAATTATAATCTTTTTCGTTTTTAAAGTAATATGTTACTCCACGGAAGTTTCCAATAATAAAAACACGATTACGAATATCTTCTTGCATGTTTGAAAAAATCCATTTCTCTATATCTTTGGCTTTTTCTTCATCAACGTTTGATAATATGTCATCCGAAAATTCACATGGAACATAAACTTGAAATGGCCAAGTTGTTTTATTTATTTTTCTTTTCAATTATTGCCACCTTAATAAAAACAATGTGGCTGACTTAGAATCTTTTAATTTCACACTTCCTTGCACCGGTACACCGTAAACTCTCATAACCCATGTTTCTAAATCTTTACTACGCCATTCTATAAATCTAGAAATAGTACTACTATTATATTTTGCACCACTGTCGTGATAATTTGGTTGCACATATTTTATAAGCCAATCTAAAACTTCATTACGATATTTGGGATCAAATTTGCAGTCTATCACGACCACCTCAAACTAAACCACAATGCATCTTTTTCTTCTGCAAAACAAAATCTATAATGACTTTGCCAATCGTTATCTTTATTTGCCGGGCCAGCCCAAAACATTGACCATAAACCATCACGGTTATCAAGCATATCCCAGCATTCACCTAACTGTTCTGTACACCATTTTTTAGCTTCACGATGTTTAGATTTATGAATAAAAACTTCATTTGTTAATCTTTTCAATGCGCGGCGTTTTACTATTTCACTAGTCATAACCACCTCAATATAAACCATTTAGCATCTTGTCTATACTTGAACAAATAATCACTACCTATCCGCTGCCAATTATTTTTGCAATTCCTATCCAACCATAGAATAATATCAACCGCTTGATTATTGTTTTTGAAGTAAAATTGTACCGGTGTCCAACCATCTTCAATTAAAATGGTTGACATGATTCCTTCATCTTCTAAATTCATAACCATCTTAAACTGAAATGAATTGCATCACGTTCATCTACAAATAAAAAATCCATATAATCTGCTGTAGGGTGTGTTTCATATCTTGAGCCAGGTAAGCCAAATTGTTCCATAGCCCAGGCACAGGTTTCATTCCAACTAGTGATAGAATCTCCTTCACGCCAGGGTATACGTACTTTAGTAGCCTGCTGATTTGAGGGTGTCTTTGATTTGATGCTTGATATTTGGTTCACGGTGAAACTTTAATGCCCATTGTTCTGGATTAATATAATCTATAATCATTTTAACACCTTCTGGATTCATAGTGTCTAAAAATTGGGTACCACTATCACTACAATATAACATCCATGGACTAATCTTTCCATTAGTTATAGCAAGATAAATCTTGTTTGGATTTCCATATCTGAAATAGTCTTTAATCTGAATGTTTTCTTTTTCAGCCTGTATAGCAATATATTCAACACTTCTAGCAATAGCATCAAATGCATTCTCTATTCGTATATACTCAATAAGATATTTGTTATATGTACTGTCTAAACACCATGAATCAATCTTTACTTGATTCTCAAGTAACCAATCAATATAGCGGTTAATATTCAATGCGTTAATATCAACACAATAACTTCCAAATCTAGCGAAGGCGGCATAATAGGCACTACGAATAAATTCTTCATAGGTCTTTAATTTTTTACTTGCTGAATTCTTTTTGTAAAAATGAACAAATGATTGAAATGCAATACGACTACTTTGCCTATCTTTTGCTAACCAACGATTCTTGTATTCACATATATGTTTAAGCACTGTGGATTCACGTGCAAATTCACGTTTACAAAATTCACATCCATACTTAACAGGTGTATCAATTGCCTCGGTCTTGCTCATATTGCTTAATATCTTTTTCAGTAATAACTTGACTTAACATTTCAATATCTGACAATTTCATTGAAGGGAATACTTCAGCCAGATAACATTTTTTTTTATGGTCCTCAACAAATGCTTCTGATACTGAATCAACATCATCCACACTTGCTTTTGGATAAATCTTTTTATAGTATTCTTTAATGTCTTTTAATTTTGCAGGTGTTTCTAACTTTGCAACTTTTGACCCAATGCTAGGAATCCATTGATGAAATTGCTTCCCCATACCAGGACTAGCCGCGCATAACATTTGCCATTGTAATTTAGGATGTTTGCTAATATATTCATTAAACAAATACTTATTTGCACTATAATCAGTATTCATTAGATAATATGATTGCAAACCTGCATTGGCTTTGATTGCACTCATCCACTGAATAATTATGAATGGTGAAAACTTCTTTCGTTGTGATTCACTTAACTTATCGTAATAATCATAATCTTTTCTATCCAACGCGGCTAGAACATCAAATATGTTTAAGTCTTGATCCTCTAGTTTTTCATCTATAGGAACTGCTGGTTTTCTTGTTGCCATTAAAATGCCTGATTATAATCTACTATCTCACAATTACGACTAATCTCTTTTACGAAATATACACACTTAGGTTTTACTTCATCCTCAAGTGGTACACATAAGAATTGACCATTCTTTAGTCTAGGTGCATACCAAGTTACATCATGGTATATGTCTATTATCTCAATAGGCAAGAATGATGGACTAAATGAAGTAAGTGGATTAAACTCAAACGCATTAAATCCTCTATCATTAATACTAGTTAATGGTAATGTTTCTAAGTCTCCGTGTTCACTTTCACCTATTAATATCTGCCAATCAACTGGCATTTTAATTGTATTTTTACCTATCTTTAATACCAATGCAGGGCTATTAAATGATTCTAAAAATATTAACGGAATATAATGATAATCTACGTTTAGTGGATTACTATTATCTAGTATCGCAAAACGCATGTCATCTATTTCATCCGGTAATGTTTCCAAATTGTAATATTGATTGTCTAATGTTAATATCCTCACGGGAATGTTCTTTCTAAGTTAGTTGTAGTATACATTGTTATTCTATTCATGTCAATCTTTATGTTTATCTATATTCCAATTTCTCTATTGAAAAGGGATAATTGGCTTCTTTATAAAAAGCCTTTCGTTGTGTTAAATGACGTTTGGCAAATCTACAGGAACTTGTAATGTCCCAAATTTGTACATGGTCCTTATCTTCTGCTTTCCTAATCCCTCTACCAATAGATTGAATTACCCGAACAAAACTCTTGCCGGGTTCAATTAGTACAAGATTAAAAATGCGAGGAATATTAATTCCAACTGCGGCTACTCCATATGTTGCTACAATTATTTTATCCGTTGATGTAGCGACCTCATCATATTCTTCTTTTCTTTCTGTTAGTTTTGTCCCCCCACTTACAAATACTGCACCGGGTATTCTATCAATGATTTCTTTGCCAGCATTTACTCTATCAACTAAAACCAATGTATTTCCTGTTTGATTAATTTTCATTATCAATTCGCTGATAGAATCTAATCTATTCTTATCTTCAAGTAAATGTTTTAATTCGCTTTGGTAATTAGTGAACTCAACTTCATCTTTTAATTGAACAATATTCACATGACATTGTGCCAATACACCTTTATCCTGTAATTCCTTTGCACTTAATTTTCCAATAACATGTCCTAAACTTACATATATAGATTGGGCTTCATATATTGCTTTTGGAATAGTTCCTGTAAGTCCCCAACGAATTGGTACATGTGCAAATGTTCCGGTTAGTAATGTTTTAAGTGCATCGGCTTTAGCCATATGTACCTCATCAACAATTACACATACTACATCTTCAATAAAGTCTTGTATTGTAAATTCAGCCTCACCCGACTGAGTATCTTTTAATAAATTATTAAGACTTTGCCATGTACAAATTGTATGTTTCTTTCCCCATTCTTTTCTGTCTCCAAAATACACACCTACATCAAGTCCTACGTTTTTGTAATCTTCTTCAGTTTGTGTTACTAGACTTTTGTTAGGTACAATTACAATACTTCTTCCATATTGTTGTATTGAATAACTTAATGCCGCTGTAGTAATTGTTTTACCCGCGCCTGTTGCTACCTCCTGGACACTTTGTGCGTTACTTAAAAAGTTGTTTATAACTTCAACTTGATAATCACGTAGCATAATATTATCACCTGCTTTAGGATGGCCTTTTGGCCATTGATATTCACCAAATGTATTTTCAGTAACTTGATTAAAGTTGAAAGTTGTTTGATATGTTCGTAAATCTTCTAACTCAATATCATATCCGGCTTGGTCAAGCAAGGGCAAAATTTCAGGTAATAGATTAACGTATGTAGTACCACCTAAACTAAAGTAACTTACTTTGCCATTCCAACGACCTAATCTTACAGCAGGTTGAAATCTAGCACCGGGCTTTTCATATTCAAACATTTTCATCAATGTTTTTCTATCAGATAATTCTAGTCCCTCTAGTTTTACATTTACTTCATCTTTAATTATTAATTTACATTCTTTCATCTTGGTCCTAAGTTAACTGGTTCTGAGTTTACACATTTTACAAACTTAAAAAGTTTTAATGGTTTATCTGCTATGATTGTTGCAGATCCTCTAGATGCGATAATAGTAACATCTTCACCCTGTAGATTTTTTATTTCACTAGATGTAACATGTTTCATTTGTAGTTTTTCTAAACTAGTAATATATCCTTCTCTCCATTCTGCTTTATTGGTAGTGAATAAGTTAAATTCACCTACTGTCTCACATCCAAATTCCTTTAACCATTCAAACATAATAGGAAGTAAACTACCTTCAAATGTTGTAATGAATGCTGATGCAAATTCTACTTTTTCTTTACTGTTATTTTGATAGAAATATTCCTTAACAGAATCATCAACACGGATTCCATAACTTACTATAGTTGCAATCGTTTTTAATGACAAATCTAATGGGATATCTTTTATAGCCTCATACAGATATTCTGTGCAGGCCAAAATATAGAGTTTATCATTTTTTAATGTAAGTGTCGGATCCCAATATTTAGCATCGTCAAACCTGCTAAGAGATTCTACAATTTGCGTCACTTCAGGAGAAAAGTTTATATCCTCATAATGATCCACGCACAATGACAATACTCTTTTTAATGTAACTAAACTAAACTTCATTTCATATTGCCGGCGATCCTTTTCCCATTTCAAACCATAGATTGGATTCTTTCTTAACGCACTAATAAAGTCTTTTTTGTATGGTGCTCTTACAATGATGTTATCATCATTGATTAATATTGATGCATTTGTATACTCAGGTAAACTAGGTATAACTTTACAACCCCAAGGTAATGTAAGTACCTCATCAACATTTATTTTATGTTGCTTAAACTGTCTTTCATATTTTTTGGACACCCGCTTGAATAACCTATCCTGATTGGAAGTTATTACATTATTCCTTGCAATATACAATAACAGATTACTGATAAACTGATTATCATAATTGCTTAACCGAATTTCGGCTAACATAAAGGAAGCAATTAAATCAAGTTGAGTATATTTCATAATAGTATTCTACACTAATAAGGTAGAAATCACAAACATAAAGGCAAAAAAGGGGAACATAGTTCCCCTTAACCTTTTAAGAAATATTACACTAGTTTAATAACTTTATATCCTTCTTCACCTAGTAGATATGCATCATCCTCATCAGATACTGAAAATAGATATAAATCACCGTCCCATATTTCAAACATAGTATGCTCCGATTAAATTGTTTGTCTACAAACAAGAATACCGGGAACAGTTTTTGACGCTGCGGCAGTCTTAAGTAATTCTTGGTGTGCTAATACTAGCATAGCCTTACAGGATTGTTCTGTATCAAATTTTTCTAGTGTAGTTTGATTCAAACCAACACGACCATCAACTAACATTACAATAGTGAAAATTAGTTCATACATAATATAACTCCTAAGTGTTTAAGGTTGATTAACTTTTCATACAAGTTGCTTGTGCAAGATTCTTCCAATTAGGACTAATCTTAACTAAGTCAGCAATCTTCAATGCCATACGCAAAGATACTTCACGCAATTTGCTATGATTGTCCCACATGAACTCAATGATAGTGTCACATTGTTCCTGATTAAAATCATAATCAGAGAACAAACCACCATCAGCATCACGGTGAACTTGTTTGATACGCAACATTTTGTCACGTTCGCTGTTAATAGTCAGGTCAAGATAATGACAACGACTTTGTAATGCATCCAAGTGAGCCTTGATTTTAGCACTACGACGGTCAGCAAAGTTTAAGTTAGTGATAAAAATCACAGAACCATTAAAGTTGAAACTGTTAGGGATACCGTCTTCACGCAATAAACGTGAATCTTTATTCCAACTGATTCTACGTGTTTTACCTGAATCCAATGCACCTTTCAACACATTCAATGCATCAGGGTCTTCCCACACATCACAATCATCAAACACTAATACGTTTTTACTATCAGAGTATTTGTATAATATTGCAAATAAACCAATACCTGACATTGCACCTTTGACAACTTCAAAGCGAGGACGCTTTCCTGCAATCTTGTCAAACATACTTGCCTTTTCCATTTGTTGAGTCACACCATGTGACTTACCAACTCCGGGAGGTCCTGACACAATCATAGCACGAATATCACCTGCGATACATGCCTTAGACATTTCATCTAATACACTAAAACGACTAGCAATGCGATCCATTGCATCTGTTTCAGATTCTTTTTGTTCAACTACAGGTTCTACAACATCATTTATTTCAGATCCAATAAATTGAAAACTATCATGACCATCAACTAAAACTCGCACATCTTCAATATCAATATTGAATTGACCTTCATTCTTTACCGTAATGTAACCACCTTTAGAGCCTGTTTGAAAACCCTTCACTAGTGTGAATGTTTGATTTACAACTGGCTTGTTACGATATGAACCTGACAAAATGCGAACTGTACTTGACATTGCTACTCCCTTTATTAACTGAACAAGACTATATTATATACCCGAAACGATTTGATGTCAAATATCAAATGCGTATTCGCCCTGAATAGGACCATTGACTTCAACTGTTCCTAGACCAAATTCTTTGCTTAATGTATGAAACACTTTGCGGGCTTCATTTTCGTCACATTTGACAAACAAGCAACCTGATGTAAAACTAGCAATGTTGCTTTTTTGCAACACATTTGAAACTAGTGTTAAAATTTGTTTTTCGTTAAGCATTTGAACTCCTTTAATCAACTGAATAAGACTATATTATATACCCAAAACTATTTGTTGTCAAATTTTGGGTATGTTGTAAAATTACAACATTTCTACTGTAGCGTAGTTATTTTGTTTACGAATACGTTCAACATGGGCCTGAACTATAGTACTTTCTACTGTAACTTTGTCAAAATCATAGATAATTGGGGCAGTTTTTGCACTAAGTTTATCAGTATCACCTGCTATGATTCTCAAACAAACAACTTCTTGACTATAGGGCTTCTTTTTGAAAACTACTTTAACGTACAATTTAGATATAGCAACAGAGTTGAATTTCATACATACCTTTCAAGTGTTTAAGTATGTATTATATACCCAAAATGATTGTTTGTCAAATGAATTTTAAACTATGCATTTTGATAAATTCATGACCATCTCTGTCACGTTTTTTAAACTTACCAGTAACCGTGATATCATTTTCTACTAATTTATCTAAAAGACCTATCAGAGGATTAGATGCATCAATAAAGTAAGTGACAAGATTATTATCTATATCCTTAAACCAATATTCTTTACGTTTTTGTCGTTTGTTGTTTACTTTAAAAGTTTTTACTAATGACAAGTCCATAGTTAGTTCTATAGTATCCGTATGATTAAAATTCTTCAATTCACGATTGTGATTAAAAATAAGGTCTTCAAATGCTAAATCATATTCATAAAATTCAGGTAGACGATACACTAATGGAATAATAGTTTCTTTAAACTTTTTACCATCAGAGTTCACTAGTTCTTTTAATTCTTTTCTAAAGGATGATAGTTCAACATTTTTTAATGCAAGTACAGTTATTTTTTTAATATAATAATCACGGATTGTATTAGCATAGGAAATATCATCTTCATTAACTTGTGAAAATAATGTATCATCTATCATGCTAGTAATAATACCAATTGAAATATAAGTAGGGTCTATTGATTGATTATTTCTAATTCTATTCCAACAAGTACTCAATGCTATAATATCTTGTTTAGATTCAATAATCTCATAACGTGTTATGTTTTGATTTAAATATGAATAATCATAACTTACTGAGTTGTTTATAGTTATATTTCCATATTGTGGTGATGTATTTCCATTTATTGAAATTTGTGGCCCTGTATAAATTGTATTTGGTTGTGCGAGTATTCCACTCCATTTTGACATATTATTTCCTGTTAATTGAATTCGGCCATTGCCTTTATATTGATATGACATTAGTATATTATAACAAAAACCTCATACTGTTGTCAATATGAGGTTTACCTTAACTTACTACTATATCTTCCATACCAGCAGTTCTTAGCCGAACTATATGACCCATTTGCCATTGTTTAGCGTCAAGACCTTTCATAATCCCTAACCATTTATTGCGTAGCAATGCAACTTCATTAATGATAGTTTCCATATCAATAACTTCATCCTCTGCTTCGGCATATTTCTCAGCATCACGGCTAGTCAATGCACGATTGTATGCTTCAAGGTATTTCTTATAATGTCTCTGTCTAATTCTACGTAGTTGAATATTGAGGTAGTTTAACACTGCTTCAATTTCTTGTAGTTGATTAAAACGTTGTTCAGTAACACCGGGTAAATTAGCAATGTTCTTTTCAACATTGCCATATATTTTTACCTCAGATTTTGCATTTACTAACTCAGCCTCCATATGGAAGATGAAATCAGGTATTTTAGATAAGTCTTGTGAGACTTTTGTATACCAATTCATTTAGTCCCAGTCTTCGTCTTGGTCTTCTTCATCTTCTTCTACTTCTTCGTCAACATCATGTTGTTCTAGGTAATATTTTAATGCACTAAGCAAATCTTTATCTCCCCTAAAAGCTTCCTTGATATCTTCGGGTTCATAGTTGTT